CTGTTGTTGTTGTGACAACACCCGTGTATGTCTTATTTGGATCTCTAGTTGTTTCTAATCTTAATCCAAGAGGTGTTGTAGGTGCCTTTTTTATAACAGTAATGTGTTTTGTTTCTATATCAGGCGCTGTACCTGGAACTAATCCTTGACCTTCGTTTATTAGTTTAGTATGTTGAGTGAAACCGTAATTACCTTGCTTACATCTAGTAATATTTATTTTTTTAGGCTCTGTATGATTATCAGTCCAAAATAACATATCATCTATGATATTTATACCTGTAATTCGAGTGTAAGGCTGAAATTCTAATACATTTTTTTTATCTACAAAAACAGGAAACGCGTTGTTTCCGCTTGTAGTATGACCTATTATATAATTAGCACCTTGATCCCAAACTAAATAATATAATGTATCATTTTTTTCATCTGAAACGCAACTTACAGCTTTTGCTTTGGAAGATAATACATCTTGTTGTAATTGTATTTCTTTATTACCTAAAATATTTTGAACTGTACCAACGTCAGATCCCTCTGAAGTTGCTACTTGTATATTCATCGCATCTTTATATTCCCCATTAGGAACAAGTCTCTCGTCAAGATCCTTATTCATCTTACCTTTGGTAAACTGGTGTTTAATCTCTGGCATATACTAGTGTTTTATCCACTTAGATTTCCCTCTAAGCACTTGAGTTAATTCTTCTAAATTTAAATTTGATAGTCTTAATTTTGCAGTTCTTACAGCAGCAAATTTTTCTTTTCTAAGTCGCTGAACTATATGTTCTGGAACATTAATTCTTCCAGATATTATAGCATATGAAATATATTTGTACATAGCTTCTTCTGCAAACTTGTGAACTTGCATTTCACCTTCGGTGCCAAGACTATCACTTATATAATCTAATATCACAGTTTTTCCTGAAACATTAGAACTAAAATGAATTTTTCCATTTGCTTGATCTATATAGAAAGAACCATTGGCTTGAGCATATTGAGGATCTAACCCAAATCTTTCACCATCTAAAGGCCAGTAAGTATCATCTTCATAATCATCATTAACATTATTCTCTGCTGTACTTGCTGTTTTATAGTTAGTCCAAGTATCAGTATCTATTAAGTCTGGAGATATAAATGTTATTTCTCCACCGGATGTTACCGCTGTATCTGGTAATTGATCTACAACTATTGTGGTTGTGTAAACGTTTGTTACAACAGTTCCTATTGGGAAATTATCATGAGAAACTATCATACCAACTTTGATGTCGGTTAACTCAGACGCAGTACCTGTTATTTTATAATCCGTAATATTCCAAGATAAGTTTTCAACTATATGAGATTCTTTTTGTGGTAATAATAAAGAGCCATCTGTTTTTGTAAAAGTTAGTGTTGTACCAGCATTGCTTTCCGAAGGAAATTGAGGTAAAATAGTAATATTACCAGTACTAATACTTGTAAATTCTTTACCAATTGTTATTGTTGTAATACCACCAGAATTAGAAGTAGCTGAAACTATACAGCCAGTTGGTATATAAGGACCTGTTACATTCATACCAACTAATATATCTTTGTATTCTGCATCTAAAACTATATCTTCTGATGTTTCAACTAAAGTGCCTACTGCTTCTAACTTAAAATTACCATCAGCATCCTGTAAAGGGTTTGAAGATGGATTAGATGTTTTTGACGCTGGATACATTAAATGTTTTATACCGGAATCATCTACCCAAGATAATTTTGTATAACTAACATAATCGTGTGGTAATATCATTTGTAGAGTAGCTGGTACCGTAATTTCCTGACCTTTATGAGATTTAAATGTATCAAAAGATAATTCAGCTAAAGCTCTTTGAGCATGAAATGATACATCTAATCTTTTTGCTTTAGGTATTATCTTATCTTCACCAACATAGATAAACATAAATTGATTAATAATATCTGTTAAAGAAACAAATTGATAATTACCATATTCATTTCCATCATAATATTCTTGGGGAGTGTTGTTTAATATTGGCATCTATTATATTGTTGTTTGTTTATTACTTTGTTCTAACCCCATAGCTCCTTGAGCAATTTCAGGTGATTTTAAGTTGAAACCAGCAAGTTTTAATATTTTATATACAAGTTCTACTTCTTCAGAAGGATGTAACTCAAAGTCTACAGCAATGTTATCGTTGTAAAGAGCCTTATCGTTTACTACCACGTAAGCCCACTCAACTTTTTTAGGTTTTCTAATGTACTTTATACCTGTTGGGGTTATTGGACTACCATTATCTACTCTTAGTATATTACTTCTTACGTTTGCAACTGGCATAGCTGGTGTTGCTTTTAACAGTGGCATAAGTTTAATTTCACTAAATTGCTTTGTATTAATCATTTCACAAAGAACACCGTTTATTTCTACTCTATTTATTCTATAAATATAATCTGGTAGTATTTTGTTTATTCCACCAGAACCAGCACCAACATAAATAGCTGGATCATTTATTTTACTAGAACCATCTGCTGCTTCAAAAATACCTATTTTTTCATATAAAGTACTTAACAAGTCAGAATATGCATCTGTATTGCCAGGAGCTTTACCTTGTATAGCTACATCAGCAAAGTATTGCTCAAAAATTTCCATTTGAGCTTGATTGGCAAGTAAATTAAACTCTTGCGGGGTTATATAACCTCTCTGCTCTTTATTTGCAAGCGTTAAAACTCTTTGATATACTGTGTCTATACTTACTGCCATAATTTCTTTTTAATTTGTAGTTTGCAATCGCCCCGTAGAGCGATCGCATCTACAGTTTGATTAATTTAATCTTTTTTCAATATTAGAGTAAATCTCCATCCCTTCGTCAGTTTTAAACCAAGCGGCTAAAGCTGAATATGGGTGCTCGTCAAATGGAACATTCATTAGTTTTCTATCGTTAGAACCCCATGAAAAAGTTCTTTGATCTGAAGATAGTTTTAATATTCCTAGTTCAGTTGCTTTAATACCAAAGTTTCTAAGATGTACATTGTCATCTCCAACAAGTTCTAAGAACAGCCCTGGGTTTCTTTTAGCATACAGTAGTAAATCTCTTTTAAGCTCTTTAGAACTCATATTAGATACTGCTGAGCCAACTTCTACTCTCATAATAGCTTCTACCATATCGATATCTAGATTTTTAGCAGCATTTAAAGCTTCTATTTCCATTTCTAATATATCTATATCATCAGCTGCTTGAGCTACTGGCTCCCACTCTGAATAAGTAACATCTTTTTCTGGATGATACAGAGAAAGTAGTTTTTGTAATATAGTTTTTTCTCTAGTAACATGTAAAGCGCCGTTTCTAAAAATAATATGAGAAAGTCTTTGATCTCCTTTCATTTCATCTACAAAACATGTTTGTTGATTTTCACAATATTTTAACTCTCTTTCATAACCTTTTTCTTCATCAAAATAATAAATATTTGCTGATCTAATCATCTGCGATAAAGGTTTTTGTCCATTAATATAATAAACTCTATCTTTTATTTCCCAACCATCTTTACTTTTTATATTAGTTGGTTCTTTTCTTGTTGTTTTTGGCTGTTCTACAACCTGAGTAACTTCTTCAGTTACTGCTTCTTTTTTTGTTTCTTGTTTTTTTGTCATAATATAATATATAATAAAATTAATAAAAAGAAAGGGTCGAGGCCGAAGCCTCGATCCTTAATATAATAAATGCTTACTTCATTAACATAAAGTTGTTAGCACCTTGAGTAATTAAACATCTTTCAGATAAGAAATGCATTTGCATTGCATCTAAAGCAGATGTAGCAGCTCCAACCGAACCAGTAGTCCAAGTTTTTAACTTTCTGTTATCAGTTTGAGAAGCTCTATATCTAACGTGTAAGAAAGGACGTTTCATGTTCTTACCTAATTGCTCATCATATACAGATGAAACACCAGCTGGAACAATAACACCTCTAATAGCAGCAGATGTTGCAGCGGCATTAATACCACCTCTTGTTGCTTTGTCATTTAAGTATCTCATATCTGATTTGTAGAAATCATAAGAACCTCTTCGGAATCCAGAGAATCCTAAGTTAAGTGCCATGTCTTCAGAATTGTCAAATACTCCGTAAGAAGTACCACCAGCCCCGTAAGAATTCATTGAAGCTAACATGTCATCCATTGCTAACGAAGTAGCTCTGTTTACAAACATCATGTTTTCTTCAATAGCACCTTGATTATCAAACTCAGCTAATATAGCATCAAATTCAGCTAAATCAGTAGCAGCGTTAACACCAGTAACACCAGAAGTTATATTACCTCTATCAGTGATAGCAGCAAATAAACCTTGTGTACCTACACCACCATCAGCAGCAGCGCCTAAAGTTGTGTCAACAACTGTTGAGTTGGAACCTACAACGCTTTCAAGCATTGCCATTTCTAAGTAATCAGTAAATCTAGCTCTTGTATCAGCTTCAGCTTTTAAGTACCATAAGTAACCGCCAGCACCTTCTTCAGTTGAAACTTCAACCCAACCAATTCTAGAAGCATCAGATCCAGAGATCTCATAGTAATCTTTTAAAATAATTGGTTTGTTAGTGAAAGATTTAAATGTAGCTTCGTTAGCTGGAGTACGTGAATCAGCAGCAGAACCATTACCATCAAGGTAAGATGTTCCTTTTGCATATTCAGAACCAACAACTAATAAAGTTGAAGCTCCAGTTCCAGTAGCGTGACCAGTTAAGTCAGCTTTGTCATACGGTTCAACTTGTATAACAGCTGTATCAGCGTCAACAACTAAACATTGTGTAACGATACCAGCACTTGCAATAAGTACAATATCATTAGTTCTAACACCGTGGTTTGCCACTGTATATCCATCACCTGATACATTTCCATCAATATCACTAGTTACAGTAAATGTACCGTTTGTAGATCCAGCTGTAATAACCGTACCTTTAACTGAAATATGTAATCTTGATTGTTCAGACCATATAACTTGATCAGAAGTCATAGCCTCTTCAGCTCCTACTTGTGAAAGAAATCCTGAGATAGTTCTGTTTCCAAAAACCTCAGCTTCTTTCTCCATAAGATCTGGTAAATATTGTTGCGCCCAACCAGCCGTAGCTGTAGACGTAAAATCGATATAATTTGAAGATAATGTTTGCTTCTGTGAAGAAGGTACACTATTCAAATTAGTTCCTGCAGTAATTGCCATTTTTAATTTGTTTTAAATTGTTATTTGTTATTTTTAATTTTAAACTTAAAATCAGAAGAATCATCACCTAACACTTTAAACTTCATGCCACCCGCTTCAATTTTTCCATGACTTTGCCTTGGATCCATATTAACGTTTTTGGCTTTAGCAACACTATCTTTCATAGCATCAGCTTTTCCTTGTTCGTAAAAGTGTTTTGCAACAGCGTCTGCATTCATAGCTGTATAGAGAGATTTATGATAACCCTTAGCATCTGACATTTCATTATTTTCGTTCAAAAACTTTTTGACAAAATTATTAATATCACTTTGGGTATTTTTAACCTCACCAGCGTTGTTTACATTAAATCTATATTTTTTATCACCGACGTTATATTCAAAACCTTTGAACTTGTCGTTAAAAACCTGTTCAGTTTTCTTTGTAAAAATATCAATAGTTTTTTTAGCTGTTTTTTGAGTTGCTTCTGACTCCTTGTTATATCTATTAAAAAAATCAATTGCTTTTTGCTGCTCACTCGTGAGCTTGCTTCCAGCTTTGATTTCTTCATAGTATCTAGACTTTTGCCCGTCTAAGTGGCTTTTAGCGTTGGCAACTTGCTCTTTTAACGCTAATTTTTTTCTTCGTACTTCTCTTTCGTCATCTGCTTCTTCGTCGTAAGAGAATTCGTCTTCCATAAGGAAGTTAATTTCTTCTGCATTTAAGTGAGGTTTTGTTTGCTTGTAATACTCATATAATAAATCTTGATTATCCATACTACTATAATCTTGATTAAGCTTAACATAGTCACTTAAATCACCACCAGTTTCATCCATGAACTCCATTAATTTTTGGATATTCTCTGGTATTGGTTTTCCAGTAGCTTCTGCTTCAGCTATAGCTTCTTCAACTTGTTCTTCTACTTCTGCTATTTCTTCTTCTGTAGAATCTTCAGTTATTTCTTCTAGTGCTGGAGCTTCTTGTGTTTCTGCTTCCGGTTGTATTTTTTCTTGTTCTTGTGCGGGCTCGGCATTTTCAGGCTCTGCAACCACTCCGCTGTCGTCAGTTGAATTTGCTTCAACTTTTGTAGTTTGTTCTGGTTTTTCATTTTTTTCTTCTTTTGGTGTTGGAGGTTTACTTAAATCTACTTTTATAACGCTCTCGTCATTGGCAGAGTCAAATTTGTTTTCATTAACTTGAGGAGTTTCCTCAACTTGTTGGTTGTTTTGTGTAGTCTCTTCGACTACGTTTTCATCTTTTTCTTCCATAATATAATATAATAATAATTAATAAATTTTAACGAGGATCAAACTTTCCTAAACCAAAGTCACCACCTAGTATATCATTACCTGAAGACTCAAAGTTTTTAGGTGGTTTTTTATTTAATCTTTGATCTATTAGTTCACTTTGTTGAGAAGCTTGCATCCTAGTTCTTTCATCTTTACGATCTTCTTTCATCGTTTCTTTCATGTCTATTTGTTGCATGTTCATTTTTTGAAGCTCTTGATTAATCATAAATTCATACTGCATTAATCTCATTTTATGTTCAACTTCTAATTGCATTTGCTGAGCTTTTAAATCAGATTTAACTTGTTCTAATTGTGCATTACTTTGTGTTATAGCTTGATTTTTTTGTACTTCAGCTTGTGCAGCTACTTGTTGTGCTTGAGCATTTGCTTCTGCTTGCGCTTGTATATTTTGCTGTTGCATCAATTGATCTCTTTGCATCTTCTTTTTTCTTCTTATCTTAAGAACTTGATTAGCTAGTTTTATGTTTCTTATTTCTCTAACATCAATAGCGTCCTCAAGATCAATTGTTGCTTGTTGAAGAGCCATTTGAATATTATTTTCTAATACAGCTTTTTCCTCTTCGTCTGGTTGTAACTCTAAAAATATACCAAAATCATAAAGATGTAAATTAGACATTTCATCAAGTGTAGCTAAATTATGTCCTCCTATAGCCTGTAAGAAAGCGTCTTTAGTTGGTGAGTATTCTAATATATCAGATATTCTAAGTGATAAACACTCACATGTTTCAGCAGTTAAAAATAAACCAGCCTGTAATATATGTCTAGTTGCAGTATTACTATTTGCTGCTGCTAATTTTTGTACACCAACCAAAGCATTTTTATCTGGTGTGCTACCGTCTCTAGCCTCATTAAGCCCGGTAACATCTCTTATCATTTGCAAATAATAATTATAATTACCAATAAGAGCTTGCATTTTATTACCACCAGATCCAGATGTTATTTCTTGAATAGGTACTTTACCTGGATTCATTTCTCCTTCAGAAGTAAATGATCTACCTATAACACTACCTGTTTGAAAGAACATGTTTAAGGCTTCTTGTGGGTTGTAATTTGTTCCATTGCCTAAATCAACCTCTGCTAAACCATCAGCGTCTAAATAAACTCCATCTGGAACCATTTTTGACATTACTTGCTGAAGTTTTAAATGTGTTAACTGTATCATATCAGCAAAACCTGTTATACGTTTTACTAGTGAATCAATTTTACCGTTATACATTCTAGGAGCTACAATACTGTAACTCATTTTAACTTTAGTGTAATCACTTTTAGGACGCATCATATTTCTCGCCATTTCCCACTTAAGTAATTTGTCAGTACCAAGTATCATAGCACCATCATAAAGTACTTCTATAGATCTTTGAAGTTTAGAATAATTAAACTCAACATCAGCAGGTGGATTAAAAGAGTCGTCTTTAGGTATTATTTTCATAGCACCAGTACCTGTTTCTTTGACTTTATAAACTTCGTTCATATAAGTTTTATAATTAAAATATAAAACTTGAATAGTATTATTATCTTCCTTTTCGTAAGTATGTATTGAATTATAATTAGATCTACTATTAGATTTATTTTTCATTATATCTTCAAGTTCACTTTCTGTTAAGTGTGGAAATTGTTTAGCCAATTCATTTACTGGAATAGTTTTAACTTCTCCAACATAATATATATCTTCAAAATAAGGTGAGTCACTATAAGAATATACTAAATTAGCTGGATCAACATAATCAATAACCACGCCTTCTGAAGTATTAAAACCTGTCTTGACAGCGCCAATACCTAAAACAGCTAAATCATAATAAAATCTTTTTTTAATTAATTCGTATTTATTACCATCTAACAAAGTATTTATAGCTTGCTCTTCTGCAATTTCAACGGCTTGTTTATAAGTAAGCTGCATATGTAACTGTAATTCTTCTTCTGAATCAGGTAAAGTTGCAGGATCGTTATTTGATATTTGTATTCCAAAAGCTTGTTCAGTAAAAGCATTTAATTCTTTTGATCGCATATCAGCTAACATAGATTCCATGTATTCAGTTCTTTTGCTTACGCCGTATGGATCTTGTGAATAAGCCTTTATATCATACATACGTTCTGTCATACCATTAACAACTATATCTACAAATTTAGATATAATTGGAACTGGTTTCCAGTCTAAATTTAAATAGGACAAATCACCGTTTATAGATAACTCATCCTTATATTTTTGTATAGACTGCTCGCCTCTAGCGTACAATCTTAAATTATGAAAATTATTTTGATTAGATCTATATCTACTAAGATTTCTATTACCATTAAACCACTCGTGTTCTATCGCCTTACCTACTTTCAAACCGTAATCATAGCTTATCTTTTCAGCATCGCTAACAGTTTGACTAGGAAAATA